ACAAAATCAATATCTAGGTAATCCTAATTTAAAGAAAGCATTTGTAAGTCAAGAATTTACTAAAGAAAATATTCTTGAGTTTCAAAAATGTATGAATGACCCACAATATTTCATAGAAAAATATATTAAGATTGTATCATTAGATAAAGGTTTGATACCTTTTGATATGTATCCTTTTCAAAAAGAAATGGTAGGAACATTTCATAATAATCGTTTTTCTATATGTAAACTTCCAAGACAATCTGGTAAAACTACAACAATCATATCTTACATATTACATTATGTTTTATTTAATGAAAGTGTTAATGTGGCAATACTTGCAAACAAAGCTGCAACTGCAAGAGATATATTATCAAGACTACAACTTGCATATGAAAATTTACCTAAATGGTTACAACAAGGTATCATGTCATGGAACAAAGGTAGTTTAGAATTAGAAAATGGTTCAAGAATAGTTGCATCATCTACATCTTCAAGTGCAGTGCGTGGTGGTTCTTACAATTTAATATTTCTAGATGAGTTTGCGTTTGTACCTACAAATATTGCAGAAGAGTTTTTTAGTTCGGTTTATCCTACAATATCTTCTGGTAAAACAACAAAAGTTATTATTGTATCAACACCAAATGGTATGAATCTATTTTATAAACTATGGACAGATGCAGAAACAAAAAAGAATACATATGTTCCTATAGAAGTACATTGGTCAGAAGTTCCAGGCAGAGATGAGAAATGGAAAAAAGAAACAATATCTAATACCAGTGAAACTCAGTTTGCAAAAGAATTTGAGTGTGAGTTTTTAGGTTCTATCAATACTCTTATACATCCATCAAAAATTAAAGTCATACCATCTAAAAAACCTCTTACATCAAATGCTGGTTTAGATATTTACGAAAAACCAGATAAAGAATCAACATATGTTTTGGTTGCTGATGTTGCAAGGGGTATACAAGGTGATTCATCTGCATTTATAGTAATAGATGTATCAAAGATACCTTATAGACTTGTAGGTAAATATAAAAATAATGAAATAAAACCATTATTATTTCCTAATATAATTAAAAAAGTTGCGACTGCATATAATAATGCATTTGTAATGGTAGAGGTAAATGATATTGGTGACCAAGTTGCAAACGCATTACAGTTTGATTTAGAATATGAAAATTTAATTATGTCAACTATGAGAGGTAGAGCTGGACAAATAGTTGGTGGTGGATTTAGTGGTGGTAGAGCTCAACTTGGTGTCAGAACAACTAAAGCAGTAAAAAAATTAGGTTGCTCTAATTTAAAAACTTTAATTGAATCAGATAAAATTATTTTAGAGGATTTTGATATTATATCTGAAATGTCTACTTTTGTACAACATGGACAATCTTTTCAAGCAGAAGAAGGTCACCACGATGATTTAATGATGTGTTGTGTCTTGTTTGCATGGTTAACTGGACAAACTTATTTCAAAGAATTAACAAATAGTGACATTCGTGCAAGATTGTTTGAGGAGAGTCAATCTCAAATAGAACAAGATATGGCTCCATTTGGATTCGTAGTAGACGGAATAAATGACCCAGAAGAAGAAACTGTAGACGAATATGGAAATAAATGGTCTACTGTTGTTCGGAAGTACGATACAAACTGGTAAGTTCATCATCAATTAAATCATTATCTAATTTAATATAACAATTTTGACAAACTATTTCATTGTTTTCTATTTTTTCTATTAATTCTTTACGATTTTCTTCTTTTAAACTTATTTTTTGTGATTCAGAACGAATAGTTCTATCGTCTGGATAAAATTTTAAAACAACAATCTCTGACTCTGCACAATATTTACAAGATTTACCTCGTAGTTGTTCGTTAATCCATTTATCTTTTAGTCTACGATGCCTTCGTGCAACTTTACGAATCGTGTTTCTATATTTTTGATAATGGTCACTCATATTTATATTTAGACTTCGTATAAAACCCATATGATAAAAAATGTTTTTTTATAAATATAATTGAATTTAGTATAATTAACATATAAGGAGTAGACACATGGGATTTTTAGTTTCTCCAGGCGTTCAAGTCAAAGAGATTGATTTAACAAATATTGTCCCTGCCGTTGCTACAACTATCGGTGCAGTTGCTGGGCCCTTTGAAAAAGGCCCAGTTGGTGAAATTACTACTATTAGTTCAGAACAAGATTTAGTAAGAATTTTTGGTAAACCTAAAGATACCTCAAATCAATACGAATATTTCTTTACTGCAGCTAATTTTTTACAATATACAAACACACTAAAAGTTGTGAGAACAGAGAGTGCAGTTTTAAATGCAGATGCTGATGGCGGTGGAATATTAATTAAATCAACATTAGATTACCAATCAAATTACAGACCTAATTTATCATTAGGGTCTGCTAATTCAAGTGTTGGTGTATTTGCAGCAAGAACTGCTGGTATTCATTCAAACGGTATTAAAGTAGATATCTGTACAAAAAATACATTTAGTCAAAATTCAGTAAAACAAGTAAACGATGCTAGTGCAACTGCTGGTGAAAATACAATCACACTTGATGCTTTTGATGCTGCTGATTTTGCAGTTGGTCAAATTATAGAATTTTATTCTGATGCTGGTCGTAATACTTTTGCAAGTGGACACGAGGGAATCAGATACGAAATATCTGCTCTTGATGCATCAGCAGAAACAATAACTATTAGACAATTAGATGACCCTGCTGGAAAAGGTTTAATTGCAGATTTAGCAAACGATTCATATATCACAAAATATTGGAGATTTTTTGATTTATTTGATGGAGAGCCTGGAACTTCAGACCACGCAACTGCAAAAGGTATTTCAGAAGATGAAATGCACATCGTAGTTTACGATTCTACTGGTGGTGTAACTGGATTTGATAATGATGTTGCTGGACAAAGAACAAGTTCTGTTATAGAAACATTCCCTTTTGTTTCTAAAAATCCAGAAGCAACTGACTCATCTGGTAATAATATTTTTTATGTAGATAGAATTTATGCAGAATCTCAATTCATATATGTTACAAATCACCCATCTGCAATGAAAGATGGTTCTGGTGATTGGGGTATTGTTCTTAAATCAGACTCCTCAGTACAAAGTGTTACTGCATATAACTTATTAGCAAGTGGTGCTGATGTAAATGCAATATCAACTTCTACTCTTACTGGTGGAACTGATGATTATGCAGTTACTGCTGGTGAACAATTAAGTGCATATAATCTTTTCAAAGATGCAGAGTCCGAAGATGTAAATTTAATCATGGCTGCAAAAGCAGGACAAGCACTTGCAAACAATCTGATTACTATTTCAGAGAACAGAAAAGACTGTATGACATTCATCTCACCAGAAAGAAGTGATGTAGTTGGTGTACCTAATCAAGAAACAATGACTGTAAATGTCAAAAACTTCTTTGATACATTAACTAGTTCTTCTTATGCAGTGTTCGATAGTGGATACAAATATATGTACGACAGATTCAATGATGTATATAGATATGTTCCATTAAATGGTGATGTTGCTGGACTTGTTGCACAAACAGAACAAGTTGCAGAAGCGTTCTTCTCGCCTGGTGGTTTTAACAGAGGACAAATTAAAGGTGTTGTAAAATTACCTTTTGTTCCAACACAAACACAAAGAGACACATTATATAAAGCAAGAATAAATCCAGTTGTTACTTTCCCAGGCCAAGGTACAATTTTATTTGGTGATAAAACTGGTCTTGCAAAACCAAGTGCTTTTGATAGAATAAATGTAAGAAGATTATTCATTATCTTAGAAAAAGCAATTGCGACTGCAGCTAAGTTTCAACTCTTTGAGTTCAATGATGAATTTACAAGAGCTCAGTTTAAAAACTTAGTAGAACCTTTCTTGAGAGATATTCAAGGTAAAAGAGGTCTTACTGATTTTAAAGTTGTTGCAGACGAAACAAATAATACTGGTGAAGTTATTGATAGAAATGAGTTTGTTGCAGATATTTTCATCAAACCTGCTCGTGCTATCAACTTTATCACTCTTAACTTTATCGCAGTTAGAACTGGGGTTGCATTTACAGAGGTAGGAGGATAAGATGGCAAACATTAATGATTTTAAAGCAAGACTTGCTGGTGGTGGTGCTCGTGCTAATCAGTTCAGAGTAATACTTCCTCCTCCAGTTGGAGTCGTAACTGCTGGTATTAATACTGAACAGTTTTCATTTTTATGTAAAGCTACAAGTTTACCAGGCCAAGAACTAACTGAAATCGCAGTTCCATTTAGAGGTAGAAATCTTTATGTCGCTGGTGAAAGAGAATTTGCAGAGTGGACTACTATGGTATTTAACGATACTGACTTTGCAATTCGTAGAGAAATGGAAAGATGGATGAATGGTATCAATGATACTGTAAACAATACTGGTGCAACCAATCCAGCTGATTACAGAGTAGATATGATTATTCAACAATTAGATAGAGATGACACTGTTTTACATCAGTATACTTTAGAAGGTTGCTTTCCAAGAGCTATCGGTGCAATAGAACTTGCATACGATACTAATGATGCGATTGAAGAGTTCGAAATTACATGGCGTTATGACACATTTAGAGTATCTGGTATCAATCTATAACTCTACTAAATAATATAAAGTAGGAGTTATTTATGGTTGATGTATTCGGTTTTGAAATAAAAAGAAAAGATAAAAGTCCCACCACTATTGTTGACCCATCATCTGATGATGGAACTTATGATGCAGTAAGTGGTGGATTTTATTCAGCAGTAATGGACACGGATGGTCGTTCTCGTACAGAAGATGACCTTATTCGTAGATATAGAGATATTGCAATACAACCAGAGTGTGATAGTGCAATAGAAGATATCG